GTTCCCGTCGTCAAGCAGTACTTTGGCGAAGGTAGCACAAACCGGGGCTTCGATCAGCAGAAGGCAAACGAACTGAATGCTGACGGCATTACCACTGTTGTCTATTGGGGCAGCCAGTGGGTCTTGTGGGGTCCCCACACCGCAGCATACAAGCACGGTGCCGTCCTGGACAACCGTGTAATTTTCGACAATTCCATCCGTATGATGATGCACATCACCAACAGCTTCCAGTGGGAGCATGCACTCACCATTGACCAGCCTATGACCACTGCGATGGCTGACACCATCCGGAACAGAGAGCAGGAAAAGGTGGATGCTTTGGCAGCCGTCGGCGCCCTGATCGGCAAGCCTGTTGTTGAGTTCCGCAAGACCAACAACAGCGCAAGCAATTTGGTGGAGGGCAACTTTGTGTGGAACTGCCAGGGTACTCCCACACCGCCCTTTAAGAGCGGCACGCTGAAGGTGGCATATACTACGGCTGGCTTTGACAGCTTTATCGGGGAGGTGTAAGGAATGTTTGTACCTATCAATGGTCCTGTGGTTGCTAATACCGCTTATGTGGACAACACCCTGGTTGCCCGTGATGTAACCATCACCCTTCCGGAGGTAACACCCATCACTGCTGACCTTGCGGCTATGGGTACCTACTCTTTGCCTATTTGGCAGCTGTTGGAGAATATGGAGACCGCCATCACCAAGATCGGTCTTGATCTTGGTCTGAGTTCCATTATTCGCCCCACTATGAAGCCCCTGGAGTTCCGCTGGGTGCAGACACAGACCGATGCAAACGGCACCACTAAGGAAGTCGGTTGCAAGGCCTTTATTCGTGGCATCCCCAACAAGATCCCCAGCATCGGCGTAACCGTCGGTGAAACCGGTGAGAATGAAATCACCTTTGCCACTTCCCGTTATGCCCTTTTCGTGGACGGCAGAGAAGTACTCTGCATTGACCGTCTTGCCAACATCGTCCGGATTGACGGTGTTGACTACACTGCAGCAACCAATTCCATGCTGTAACAACACAAAAAAGCCCTGCCGGAAACCCGGTGGGGCTTTTCTTAAAATTGAGGAGGAAAGAAAATGATCGGCACTTTGAAATTGAGAAACCCCATTCTTGTGAATGGTGAAAACATTTCCGTACTGGAATATAACACCGAGAACATTACCAGCGCACATTTCTGCGAGGCTGACGCACGGAAGCGTACCGCCTGCGGTGCAAAGAATGTGTCTGTTACCCCGGCGGCTGAACTGGACTATGGCCTGCACCTTTACCTTGGTTTTGCGGCTATCATTGCGGCTAAGCCGTCCATTGACTTTTCTGACCTGGAGCGCATCCACGGTGCTGATGTGGTGGATGTGATGAAGATCGGCAGAAATTTTATTTTGAAGTCGGAGGATTTAGCGCAAAGCAACTCCGGCGAGCAATCAGAGATTACAGCAGACACTTCCACACAAGCGTCTGCGACCTTGAAAAGCAACGAGTAATCGACTTCCTGATCGAATACGCGGATGCGGTAAATGAAGAAAAAGAGCGAAACAAGCGGATGCCCAAACCACCAGCACGAAAGCCAGGGCGCCGTAGGTAGGAGGTGCATAAATGGCAGGCAAAGAATTCAAAGCGACAATAAGCATCAATGGTGAGGTAGAAGCATCGGTCATAAAGGCAGTGGCCAATGTTTCTGCAGAGTTGGAGGCTGTACAGAAGGCGTCGATCGAGGCAGCATCTGCAACCGACAAACTGACGGCTACCATTGATCTGCAAAGCGATGAACTGAAAAAAGCCAAAAAAGCCTACCAAGACTATGTTCTCAGTGGAGAACAATCCAGTGAGCAGGCGCAGGAACTTGCCGAAAAGATAAAGGATCTGTCAGGTGAGCTGAACAAGAATAAACGCAAACTTTCAGATGCTGAGAAAGCCACAGACGAACTAAGTGACAGTTTGGATGATACCGGTGATTCTGCGAATGATGCATCTGATGGCTTTACGGTTATGAAGGGTGCCATCGCCGGTCTTATTGCCAACGGCTTAACTGCGCTGATCAGCAAGTGCGTGGATGCCGTCAAGAGCATTGGTAGCCTATCCGCTGAAACGCAGGAATACCGGGAGGATATGTCTAAACTCCAAACGGCATTCACTACGATGGGTCACTCAGCGAAGGAAGGAACGGCAGTTTACAAAGAACTGTACTCCGTTTTCGGTGAAGAGGATCGTGCTGTAGAAGCGGCTCAGCAGATCGCTGCACTGGCTGACAACCAGCAGGAAATGAGCCGGATGGTAAACATTGCAACGGGCGTATGGGGTCGCTGGGGCGACTCCTTGCCGGCAGAGGCGTTGATGGAAGCCCTTAATGCCTCTTCCAAAATCGGCTCTGTACAGGGCAACCTGGCCGATGCCCTCGAATGGTCCGGTGTCAATCTTGACAATTTCAATGCGTCCCTTGAGGCTATGAACGATGAGGAACAGCGTTCTGAACTGATACTCCGTACTTTGGAGAGGCTGTATGGAACTGCGGCTGACAATTACCGCAATACCAATGCCTCTATCATCGAAAGCCGGAGGGCAACATCTGACAACACCGATGCACTGGCGCAGGCAGGAGCGACCCTTGAGCCTCTTATGACTCAGTGGACGATGTTCAAGACGGAGTTGCTCGTTGGCATTATGCCTGCAATCCAGGGCATCACAACCGCCCTGATGAATTCCCTTGCTTGGATGCGAGAGAACGAAGAAGCGGTTATTGCCATCACCGCAGTTCTTGGTATCCTGACAACGGTAATGCTGCTTCATAAAGCAGGCAAGGCACTAAAGGTTGCTATGGATGCTGCGGAAGTAACGAGCATTTGGGGTCTTGTGGCTGCAAACTGGGCGCTATTCACCGCTGAAATGGCAGCACTGGGACCCATCCTTTTGATCGTTGCGGCTATTGCCGCCGTTATTGCCATCATCGTGGTATGCGTCAAGTATTGGGATCAGATCGGTGAAGCCGCACAAGCAGCGGTGGATTGGATCGTACAAGCGTGGCAGAATGTGGCATCCTGGATCAACGAGAATGTTGTCCAGCCTATCGCCGGGTTCTTCTCCGGTTTGTGGGACGGCTTAAAGGGAATGGTGGACGGCATTGTTGCCTTCTTCAGAAACGGCTTCAATTCCCTTATTGGCATCGTGAAAGCACCTATCAATGCCATTATTGGCATCATAAACGGCGCCATCGACGGCATCAATTCCATTGGCTTTGACATTCCTGATTGGGTTCCCTTTATCGGTGGCAAAGCCTTCCGGCTCGACATTCCCAACCTTCCTATGCTTGCTACCGGTGGTTTTACAAACGGCGTGTCTATCGCTGGTGAAGCCGGTACAGAAGCAGTGATCAGTTTTGACCCTGCATACCGCCGGGAAAACCTGACCTATTGGGCTAAAGCCGGTAGAATGCTGGGCGCGGATGCCTCTGACTACTTCCTTGGTGTTGGTGGCGGCACATCTACAAGCATTGACCTGGGCGGTGTGACCTTTGCCCCGAATATCACGGTAACCGGTCACGCCACCAAGGAAACCATTATGCAGGCTATCGAGGATGAGTACCCCGAATTCCTGGATATGCTGGAAGCGTACTTTATGGAAAGGGCGGTAAATTCCTATGCGTAAACACATTACGGTTGAAGGGGAGTCTTTTGACTCCCTTGCCCTTACCTATTACGGGGACGAACAACTCGCAAGCAAGATTATTCAGGCAAATCCTGACCATTGCGACACCTTGATATTTGAGGCAGGTATAGAACTGAACATCCCGGACAATTCAGAGGTTGCTCCGCTTGAAACCCTGCCGCCTTGGAGGCGTGGCGAATGATACAGATCTTTTACAACGATACCGATATTACGGACAGCGTTGCCATAAATCGGTGTTACCACGATATGTACTCCGGCGATCAACCGGATTCGCTTCACATAACCATGAACGAGGCAAGCAATTTGTGGGATATGTGGGGACCTGCGGCTGGTGATACCATCCGTGTGGTTTACGGAAGTATACACACCGGAAAAATGTTTGTTTCCAAGATCACACCGAAGAACGGCACATATACGATTGTGGCGATCTCTGCCCCTGCTTCCGGGTATGACCCGAAGGACAAGGCATGGCAGCGTGTCCGGCTCTTGCAGATCGGCAAGGAGATTGCAGAAAGAAACGGTCTTGTTTTCCACAGCTATGGTGTGGATGATAGGCTGTATAACTACATTCTGCAATCCGGTGAGGGAGATTATCACTTCCTGAACCGCTTGGCACGGCTGGAGGGCTGTTCGGTCATAATCTATGACGGCAAGTTGGTCTTATATTCTGAGGCTTATATGGAGGCGCAGGATGCCCAGGAGCAGATCACGCTCGACGAGGGCGGTGAGTTCGAATACACCGATAGGATGGATGCACTCTTTGGATCGTGCGTCGTCGAAAACGGAGAGTATTCGGGTACATATTCTGTGGCAAACGGATCCACCCGGACATACTATCCAACCGGCATACTCAATGCCGGAGGCAATGACGATGCCCGTCGCTTTGCCAAAAACCTGCTCCGGTCTATGAACAAGAAGTGCCGGACAGGCTTTGTCCGTTCTCGAATTATGACCGGATATGCACCCGGATCTATGGTCATTCTGTCTAATCAGCGAGTGCCTTCTTGGGATGGTCCTGTGTTCCTGGAGCACATACGAAATGACTATGGCAGAGGAGATAGCAAGGTGTTTTTCCGTAAGCCGCTGGAGGGGTACTGATGATAAAAAAGGGTAAAGTTTCAGCCGTCCTTGACGGAGGTAAGAGCGTTACTGTTACGCCGCATTCCGGTGGCATTGTAACAGCTCCGCTTGTCGTGCCTTTCTTTTTGATTGGTGCCGTTCCGGTCAATACATCGGTTATTTATACCGTGTTTGATGATAACACAGGCATCCTGATCGCCCGGTCAGATGGCGATTGGAACCACAGTTTACAGCCCATTGATGGAGGTTAGTGCGTATGTATATGGCACAGTGGGGGCCGAAAGGCTTCCTTGTATCCCCTGAAAAGATTGTCACCTTTGACAACCTCTCCACTTCCATAGCACTGAAAAGCGATAGCGCAAACGATACAAGCGGCAAAGCCCCTACCAACACAAAAGGGCGTGAATTGCAGACCGTATCTATGACTATCAACTATGTTCGTGCTGCTGGGGTAGACCCTAGGGCGCAGCTTGATGAATGGTCCTCTTTAGTCGGTCAATACAACACCCTTTATATTGGGAATGTTCCCTTTGGGCCGGAATATCTTATGCTCACAAAAGTAGACCTTTCGGATTTGCAACTTGCTCCGGATGGTACTTTTATCAGCACAAAAATCGCCGTTTCTTTTGACGAATATATCCCACCTAAACCCAAAGCGAAAGCACCCGGTACGACTAAAAAGATAGTCCAAGAGACCACTAAAAAAGGCAATGGCACTATAGTGACGACATTAACAAATGTTGCGAATACGGTCTTTGAGGGAGTTGTGGCAGGGGTCAACGATGTGTTAGCGAAGGGCGGCAAAAAGGTATTGACCCCTGAAGAAATTTTAGCGGCTTTGGCGGCAAAGCCAAAGGCACCTAAAGAAACTACGCAGGCTACCACGCAGGCTACTACACCTTACAATCCTGGTAGCAATTATTTGGGATATTTGGGACCCAATGCGCAGACCACTACATCTAATTCTAAGCCCGGTAGCGGTTATTTGGGAGGGGTGTAACTTATGCTTGCAAATGGAAATGGCAGACCGAGCGTCTGCGCTCAAAACCTGCTTAAATGCAGTATGGGTGAGGTTCCTTACTGCCGTTACAAGGGCCTTGACCCCCGTATTATTGGAAGTCCTATGTCCAGTACGGTAGAGATCAAGCAGGATGCACGACAACTTATAGAAAACTGTGAGCCGCGTGTGCGTGTAGATAATATTGCCGTTACAGGAAATGCACAGGGCGAATTTACCGCTACTGCATCTGTAACAAGTTTGGAGTGAGAATATGGCAGATTTTGATTTTGTGACAACTGACAGCGCCGATATTTATACCTCTGTTATCAGTAAGCTTATGGTCTACTGCAACGAGGCACTATATCCGGGTGACGAGCGCCGCATTTTTGGCGAAGCCTTGGTAGCTGTCTTTGTGAGCCTTTTTAGCGAATTTAACGACAAGATGAAACAGCGCACACTTCGGTATGCCAGGGGTGAAGTGCTGGACGCCATTGGTGAGCGGTACAATGTTTACCGCACCGAGCCGACAAAGGCAACCGCTGCTTTCCGCTTTGAAGTTTCTGAGCCGCAGGCACTGAATATTATCATCCCGGCAGGTACCCGTATCACCCATGATGGCTCTTTCTACTTTGCTACCAAGGAAGTGGCTGTGCTTTCTGCAGGTGAAGAAGCTGTCGATGTGGAAGCTGAGTGTACCGAGGGCGGCGCACAGTATAACGGCTACACCGGCGGTACGATCTCCACACTGGTTGATTTGATCCCCTACATATCTGAGGCATCGAATATGGAAGTAACCAGCGGAGGCGACGATGGAGAGCCTTACACGGATGAAGGTGACGAGCGGTACCGTGAGCGCATCCGTCTTTCCCCTTCGACACAATCCACCGCAGGTCCTGAAAGTGCGTACCGATACTTCGTGCTTTCTGCAGATCCTGATATTATCGATGTATCTGTGGAGTGCCCGGAGGATGAGCCGAACACCGTCAACCTTTACCCTCTTATGAAGGGCGGCGCTTTGCCCGGTGCAGATGTGCTGGAGAAGGTATTGGCTGTCCTGGCTGACGATGTGCGTCCTATGACGGACAAGGTGCAGGCTTTGGCTCCTGCTGCTGTGGAATACGAAGTGGAACTCAAATACTACTGCACGAAAGATAACGAAGCGGCGACCATTGAAGCCATTGAGGGCGAAGGTGGTGCCGTTTCTTTGTACAATGCTTGGCAGACCGCTGCGCTTGGACGGGACATAAACCCTGACCAATTACGGCGGTTTGTTTTGGCACCCACAACTGGCACCGGTGCTCTCAGGGTGGATGTTGTAAAGCCCACCCTTGTGGAACTTGGGAAATCCCAGGTAGCGAAGCTGTCCGGTGTTCCTATCATTACGCACGAGGTGGTGGCAGGATGAAGCTAAGCACCATTGAATTCATCCGGCTTTTGCCGCAGTTTATGCGTGAGGATGATGCTGTCAAAGGGCTTGCTGCTGCCGTCGATGAGATCGTTCCCGGTCTGACCGCCTCTATAAAGAGGCTGTCCACTTGGGATCGCATCGACGAACTGAGCGAAGCAGAGCTGGACGATCTTGCTTGGGAACTCAATGTTCTGTGGTACGACAAATACGCAAGCATTGACATTAAGCGAGCAGTAATCCGGGACAGCGACAAGGTCTACTCGCACCTTGGCACGAAATGGGCCGTTGAAAATGTAATCAAGACCTATTTCGGTGACGGCACAATCCAAGAATGGTTTGAGTATGACGGGGAGCCTGGACATTTCCAGGTGCTTTCTTCTAACCCTTCTATCAACAACGAACGGTTGACAGAATTCTTAAACCTGTTAAATAAGATCAAGAGAGCCAGCGCCAAGCTGGACAGCATTGTTTTGACCCTGGACGCAGAACTGGTACTAAGCATCGGCGTTGCGCTCCACGAGGTCAGCACGGAAACCTATGCCATAGGCGCGGTGCCTGTTGCGTAGAAAGGAGTTTGTAAAACATGGCAAATTTCAGCAATAACGCAATTACAGATGTAGGTCGTTCCCTGTTTGCAGAAGTGCAGGCAGGTGCGGTGTTCATCCCCACCCGGATTGTGATCGGCTCCGGTGAATTGCCCTCCGGCAAGACACCTGCAACAATGACGGCTGTGGTCTCCCCCGTAGCAAGCCTGACCATCAACAAGAAGGAACGGACCCCTGACGGCAAGGCAATCTATGGCGGTGTGTACACCAACAAGGACATCACCACGGCTTTCTATTTCCGGGAACTTGCCCTCTACGCCAGGGCAGAGTATCGGGATGAGAATGGTGCCGTGTTGCAGAGTGTCCCGGAAGTAATGTATTCCTACGGAAATGCCGGATCAACTGCCGACTATATGCCTGCGTACTCTACCAACACCGTGGTAGAGAGACAGATGGATTTGGTGGTGTTTGTAGGCAATGACACCACTATTGATTTGACCGTTGAGAGCGGTGTCTATGTCACCAGAGATGAATTCCTGGCGGCTATGGAATATGCCGGCGGTGGCTTGGTGGTCGTTCCCAAAGGCACAGAAGTCCCCGTTGCGAACCGCAAAGAAGGTTTTATGTATTTCATAGAGAAATCCGGCTACACGCTGATGGTCAATGAAGAAATCGGCTTGAACTTTTAATTGAGAGGAGAGATGTGCATGGCTTCTGAACTGCCCATTGTTACTGTTACTGTTATCGACAAAGAAAGCGGTAATGAAACCCCCGTAAATGTCAAAACCTGCACTGACGGTGTCACTTGCCCCGAGGGGAAAACGATGTCTGAACATCTGCAGGCACTCTACGGACACTCCGGTAATGCGGACATCCATTTAACCAAGGAGCAGAAAAATAGTCTTGAAACGCAGGCTGGGGCGCAGGCGAAGGCTAAAGCGGCACAAGATGCCGCTATATCTGCAGCATCCCTTATGGCAGAAAAAGCGAAAGCGGAGTCTACCACTTTTGCAACCCAAGAAGCTGTAAAGGCAAGGGATGCGGCATATAGGTACGCAGACGGAAAAGCAGCCGTTTCCCAGGAACACGCCAACAATACAAGCAATCCCCACGGCGTAACTGCGGAGCAGGTTGGCTTGGGGAATGTGCCGAACAAGACAACTAACGACCTGACACCTACCTACGAAAAGCCTCCCGTGGTGCAGAATTTGACAAGCGGCGAAAAGCTTTCTGTTGCTTTCGGAAAAATCGCATCTGCAATTTCTTTGTTGCTTACCCACAATAACAGCAAGGGAAACCCCCATAGTGTGACAGCAAAGCAGGTTGGGGCATTGCCTACCGCAGGCGGCACTATGACCGGCAATCTTGCTATGGGTGGCGGTTATATCACCCTCACCAGGGGCAGGAACTACGGCACCGAGGATGAAATCCCGGAAGATTTCCCCGAAGGCGGTCTGTGGCTGAAGGTGGTGGAGTAAATGACGAAACTTGATGTACTTGATCCCAAGTACTATAAGGATGGTGTGCCTGGCGCAGGCGGCTGGGTAGGCTGGATTGATGGACTTTCAAGAGTATTTGGCTGTTCTTTCAAGACCGGAGAAAAAGGTGCAAATTTCATCTCGTTTGGTTTCGGCTACCACAACAAACACGGAAACATCCCCCTTCGTTTTTATATCGGCACAAGTAGTACAAGCCACGCAAATGCAGGCAAAGACTCCCCCTACACCGGAGAGGTGGAAATGGTCGTACAGACGAGTGGACAATACACTGGCTTATATGCTTCAATTGGCGAAGCAAATATGTTGCTGTTACCAAATACCACATATTATCTTTGGATATTTCCCGGTGCAGAGCCTTCTTCTTCTAACTCTTACGAGTGGCACAGAACCCTTAACGAGATTTATGCTGACGGGGTGTCCGGAGTAATCCGCATCAAAGAGGGCGACAAGGTATTGCCCACCTTGCCGATGGTCAAAGAGAACGGGGTGCTTATACCGCTTGCCGCAGCAATCAAAAACGGCGAAAACCTGCTCATCTGTTCGTAAGGAGGAATAGAAATGGCAATAGAAAAAACGATAATTAAAGGTGCGCTTGAAGACCACCTTGGGCGCACCATTCACCCCGATACCGAAGCGGATCAGGTTATGACCAAAAACGGCAAAACTGTCGAGGAACGGCTGGCAGATCTGCTTGCGAAGTTCGCCAACTACCTTCCGTTGGCAGGTGGCTTTGTGAGTGGTGACCTCCGTATGGGTCGTGGTAGTCTTACCGTAAACAACTGGGGCGGTTTTTCTGCCGGAACTGACGGCACAGTAGTGGTCGCAGAGAACGCCTATAAGCACCCATCGAATAACACTTTCCACTATGCCGCAACTCATACGACGATGGGTGCGAGAGGCATCGTGTTCCGGAACGGCCAGCCTGGTGTTTGGTATTTCGATACCGGCAGCATCGCCACCACCGCTGATGCTGAGTTCACCCCCACGCTGATCTCTATCACGGACAAGGCTACCAAGCACTATTACGGCGATTTGAATGACATTACAGAAAACACTTTCGTCGATGGTAGCAATATGGTGAACGCACCGGGTGCAGATTGGTATTATGTACAGCACTTCGCACACAGTGCAAACCCTACCGGATACGGTATGCAGATCGCTTATGCATTCTATTCAGCAAATGTTTTTTTGCGTTATAAGAACTACGGAGAATGGTCTGAGTGGTATACAATTATGACATCAGGCAACACCCCGATTCAGTATTATTCCACCGCTGCCCCTACCGCCGCTGACGGCAAGGATGGCGATGTGTGGGATGTTTATGTGTAAGGGGGTATCCTGATGCCCAAGTTGCGGAAAATCAACGGAGCGTGGCGCTCTGTGGCTGATCGGTACAGAAAAGTAAACGGTGTATGGCACAAAGTGCTTTTCTCTTACAAAAAGATCGACGGTGTATGGAAGATGGTCTTCGGCAGCCGGACGGAGATGTTTTCGACATTCGCAGAGAATAACCCGAATTTTCACGGCTCCCTGGGCACCGATTGGGTCAGCACAGACAACAAATACCGGGTGTGGGTCAACGGCAACATCTACGGCGCAGACAAGATGATCCTCGGTCTTGTTATTGACAACATCCCTGCAGGCTCGACGGTGACGCTGGATTGGACCGGCTACAAAAACTATGTGCAGCACAGCCAAATCATTGTAGATTCCGGAGAGACCGTGTTTCTTACCCAACATGAGACTTTTGAAAGACGCACCGACACTTTCTACAATGTGAGTGGATCGATGCGTGTTTACATCAATTTTGCCCTCGGCTCTCCGGTGGGCGATGTTTACTTTGACCTATTCGGTGTTTCGATCAACGGAGCAAAAATATTCTGAATACAAAAACCCCACCTCATCACAAACTGAGGTGGGGTCTTTTTTTATGCCCATTTTAGGTTGGTACTATTTAACCCTTGGCTAATACCAAGGGCAAGCCCACCAACTCTGAATTTATTGCGCTGATCGCCGACAAGCTGCAGCTGCAGCTAAAAAGTGGCAGCGTAGCGCAGATGTAAGTTG